CCACGTTGCATAGAGCTCATTAGTGAGCTGCAGAAATATAAATACCAGGAAGACCGGAATGGCAAGGTGCTGCCGAAACCGGTTGATCGCGATAACCACTGGATCGACGCATTACGGTACGCCCTGGAGGCAGAGATGGTGGAGGTGACAGTTAGATGATCATTACTCAAACAGATTTAATCAATATGCGGATCACCGCCAATGCGCCGATGACGAGAGAGGAAATCTTGAAGCGTCTTATCGAGGACGATAAGAAGTCTGCTGAATATCTCGCTGCGCTTGATGCGGAGCGATACTACAAACGAGACCAAGACATCAAGGCTCATGACTTCAGGAAGTCAACAATCATCGATCGCGTGATCAATGATGAAGGCAAGGAAGTTGACAAGGAAGTGGAATTCTCGAATCCGAACAGGTCCAATCATCGGATGCAGCACCGTTTCTTGTTTAATCATGTGGAGCAGAAAGTCGCCTACATTTCAGGCCGTGAACCGTCAATCACAGTTGATGGCGCTGAACCATCGGATGATGGCGAAACAGGCAATGAGCAATGGCTCTATCAAAATGAGCTCGCCAAGACTACCGGCGCGAAGTTCCGGAGGATGTTGTTGCGCTGGGAGCGCAAGGCTTCTCTCGGCGGCAAAGCCTGGGTACACCATTACAAAGATAAGGAAGGCAAGCTTAGGCAGATTGTTGTCCCGAGAACGGAGGGGATCGCGATATATGACACGGTTCACGATAACCAGATCGTTGAGTTTATCCGCCATTACTCCGTGCAGCAGACTGAAGGTCGAGGCAAAGCCGAGACGGTGACAGTTGCGGAGTGGTGGACTGATAAGGAAGTCACGGAATACACCAGTGATAAGAACGGCAACTTTACCATCTCGCAGCCTTCTCGACCTCACTATGAAACTGTGACTTATGTGAATGGGGCGGACGGAGTTACTCAAGTCGAGAAATCGAGAGAGGGTAGAAGCTGGGGGCGGGCTCCGTTCGTTGAGATGGCTAACAATTCCGATGCCCTCACGGATCTGCAAGTCTACAAGGACCTGATTGATGCCTATGACCTTGTCGCGTCCAAAGGGACTAACAACCTGATGGATTTCAACGAGTTCTTTGCGATTATTCAGGGTTTTGGCGGCGATGCAGCCTCTGCAATTGTTAGGAAGCTTGAGATCAACCGAGCGGTAAGCGTGGGAGCAGCCGGTGCGGGGAACAATGTAACGATGCGACAGCTTGACCTGCAGATGCAGGGGCGAATTGACTGGCTCAAGCAATTGTGGGACGCCATCCATTACTTCGGGAGCGCCGTTGACCCCACGAAGGATCACATTGGTAACGCGGCGTCCGGAAGCAGCCTAGAGTTTCAGTACAGTCTCTTGGATCTCAAAGCAGAAAACATGATCACGGAAGCCGAATCTGCATTAGTGGAGTATTTCTGGTTTATTACCGAGAACCTGAACAGGCAAAACGGCACTAGTTATGATGCCGATCTCGTATCGATCCAGTTCAACAAATCGAGAGTTACGAATAACCTTGAGACTGTAACGATGATTGTGCAGTCTGCTGATTATCTGCCTGATAAGTTGCTCCTACAAGCTCACCCGCTTGTCAAGGATGCTGACCAGGCCTACAAGGATCTTCTCGCCGAACGCGAAAAGAAGCTGTCAAGGCAAAGAGAGATGTTCGGTACTTTCGGCGGTTATCCAAAACCAAAAAACGACGATGACGAATAGGGGTGAGGCGCGTGGCAAGACGAACAGCAAACTATTGGCAGCGTCGTGCAGAAGCGCGCCTGATCGCCATAGAAAGGGGAACAGAGCCTTATCTCCAGCGTATCTTCCGGATTAATGCCGGAGTTGTTGAGTCGATCAGAGAAGACATCGAGCGTATCATCGGGAACTTTGCCAAACATTCACAGCTCACTCGTGAAGAGGCAATCTCCCTTCTTGGCGAGACGATAACGGAAGTGGAGCGCCAACGAATCATTGCGATGTGCGCAGGTATCGAAGACAAAGCCACGAAAGCTCGGCTGATGGCCAAGGTCAATGCTCCGGCTTACAGGGCGCGGATTGATCGACTTCTTGCTATCGAGGTAAGTGCTCAAGCAAAGATGGCGCTTCTTGCACCTAGACAGATTGATACGATAACCTCCGGTCTGCATAAGGCAGGAATGGAGATGTACAGTCGGACAATGTTCGACCTGCAGCGTGGAACGGGTCTCGGATTTAGCTTTGCCGGAGTGACGGACAAACAGATCGAAAGTGTCATGCGCGAACCCTGGTCTGGAGGCCATTATTCCAGCCGTGTGTGGCGCAACACACAAATCGTTGCAGAGCGCATCCGAGACATGGTTGAGAGAAACATGATAACGGGCCGTAGCTGGAGGCGCAGCCTTAACGCGGTCACAGATCAAGCGCTGATCGACAGCAACTACGCAGCCTCCCGAATCATGCGGACTGAAACGGCATATGTTGCTAACGAAATGGAAGCCCTAGCTTATGAAGATGCAGGACTCGATGAGTATAAGTACGTTGCAACCTTAGATGGCCGAACATCAGAAATTTGCAAGGAACTAGACGGCAAAAAGTTCAAGCTGAAGGATCGGGAGACCGGAAAGAACTATCCGCCAATGCACCCGCATTGTCGCTCGACAACAGTGGCTGTTATTGACGGGTTCGATATGTCGGAGCTCGAAAGACGTGCTAGGGATCCGAGTACAGGTGAGACGTATAAAGTCCCGGCGAATATGACGTATAGGGAGTGGGAAGAAAGCTTAGAATCGCGACAAGGTCGTGATATAATACATGCAAAGGAGATCAAGCCAAGTGGCCGTACAGACACGACAACAGATCTTTTCGGAGGTGGAGAAGCTTTCTCAGCACGAGCAGGAAGTCTTCCAAGCTATGTTGCAATACGAGGGGAAGATGGAGCCGCCATTCACGCTGGAGGAACTCTACAGCGAGCTGACGAGCCCGTCTGGGCAGAGCGTGATAAATCAAACGACATGGCTCAACCCACAGCAACAAGCGGCAGTGATCCTAGAAATCTTTTGAGTCAATACACATAACGGAAGTTGATCAGCGAGGGCGCCAAGATTTGCAACTCTTGACGCTCTTCTTGTTGGTCGACAGTCCAAGACGCCGGATACCGGGCCGGCCGCGGGGAGCGGAGCACCTCTAGGATTAGCCTTCCATGTTGCGCGAGAGACAGCAGAACAGGA